CCGACCGCTGCTGTCGATGCGCATGCGTTCTGAGCCGCCATTTACATTAAAGCGCATACTATCGTCTGAATGGCTGTAAATTATTGAACCAACATAAGCACCTGCCGTACCCGCAACGCCATCAGCAAACATTAAACGTGATAGTCCACTTGTGCCACTGGCTAATGCAATACCACCATTACTTGCTCCATAAAAAGCAGCTTGCACATTTTCAGCATAGTCAGAGTTAGTTCCAACAAGTAAATCACCTGACGATGTGATGCGCATGCGTTCTGTGTTGTTGGTGGCGAAATTTATAGGAGTGTTTTCATAGTTCCAAATATAAGCGTCAGTAGAAGTAGCTGAGACTAGGAACCCATCTCCGACACCTGTGCCAGAAGTAGATGTCTGCAAAGCTATAGCTGGTAGTGTGCCATACAGACTTAATTGTCGTGCTGGCGAACTCGTCCCAATCCCCAAGCTCTCCGCACTCGCATCCCAGAAGAACTTTGGCGTGGTGCCTGTGTCCTCGTAGAAGCTGATGTCGCCTGTGTCACGGGTAATAGAAAGTCTAGGTGTTTGATTCCCTGACCCGCTTGTGCCAGTTGAAATAACAAAGGTGTTGTTGGCACCAACATATTCAACATCAGCACCTGAAGCGCCATCTTCCATAAGAGACACGAGAGAACTGCTTGCATCTGTAATAGTCAGCCCATCGCTGGTCAAAGTACCCTGCACCTCAACATCGCCATAGAACGTACCGCCAGTGCTTGCCGCAACCATGTCTGCGGTAGTGAATGTCTTAAACGCAATGACGTTAAGTTCATCGCTTGTAGCCGCGCCAGAGGCCAACACAACTGACGTACCAGTTGTCGCCGTGTAGTCTGTGCCATTCTCAAGCACAACGCCGTTCAGTGTGACGATTAGATTGTCCTGAGTGTATGACAGGGAGTTCGCATTGTCGTCTGCACCAGAGAACGTAGTCTGACCAGATGTCGCTGTGTACTTGTACTCAAGCAGTGACGCACCGCCAGCCGATGATGCCGCAATCCAGTTTGCACCGTCATACACACGCATTTCGTTGGCTGTGCTATTGAAGTACAACGCACCCGCAACCAAAGCATTCCCATCGTTATCAACGGTAGGATCAGATGTCTTTGTGCCAAGGTAGCGGTCATCAAATAAGTCGTAGGAGTTCGCCGCTGATGCAGCAGATGCTGCCGCAGATACTTGTGATGCACTTGCCGCTGATGCTGACGTTGCAGCGTTAGATGCAGAAGTAGACGCACTCGTCGCAGAAGTTGCAGCATTAGTTTCTGAGGTTGCCGCGTTGGTTGCGCTCGTCGCTGCATTTGTCTCAGAAGTGGCAGCGTTGGTTTCTGATGTCGCTGCATTCGTCGCGGCAGTAGATGCCGTTGTTGCAGAAGTCGCCGCGTTTGTTTCTGATGTCGCTGCATTCGTCGCAGAGGTGGCGGCGGCTGTCTGAGATGTTGCTGCCGCTGTAGCACTGTTTGCTGCATTAGTTTCTGCTGCACCGATGTTCGAAAGGCTAGTTGCTGCGGCGGCTGCATCTGTGGAAGCCGATGTTGCACTAGATGCGGCACTTGTAGCTGAAGATGCAGCGTTAGCCTCGCTTGTGGCTGCACTGGTAGCTGAAGTTGATGCTGCGGTAGCACTGTTAGAAGCAGAGGTCTGACTTACAGATGCGGCTGATGCACTGGATGCAGCATTGGTTTCTGAGGTTGCAGCGGCAGTTGCGCTGTTAGATGCATTAGATGCACTTGTAGATGCATTAGATGCGTTAGTAGATGCTGATGACGCAGAGGATGCAGCATTGGTTTCGCTAGTAGCGGCGTTTGTGGCTGCGGCTTCTGCTGCGGCCTTTGAGCTTGTTATGGAGTCAACGTCAGTGGAGTTAGTACCAGTGCCGCTGAAGAAACTTGATTTTGCCATGTTCTAATGCCCTACTCTTCGAGAATGCTTGACGGACGGATACTTTGAAGTGAGCCAGCTTGCTCTGCCTCGTTTGCGTGCTCCTGGATCTCTGTGATGAAGACACCAGCCTTCTGGTCAAACAGGGGGCCACGCTCGTCCAGGAAGTAGTCAGCTGCGTAAGACAGTGCAGTGTATGTCACCAGGTCAGAAGCAATGTTCGTCAAAGAGTTCTCAGAGGTGTCGCTGGTTAGTTCGTCAAACTGACCATAATAATCCATCGATACTGTCGTGTTTGCAGGGAACGGATACAACAAGATGTCCTCACCCTGACGACAGAAGTACTTAGGTGTTCCAGCTTCACCAAGAGCCTGAAACTGCTTCATCTCCCGCAGTGTCACACGCGACATCGTGTATTCACTGGTGTATATACTTATGATTTCAATCAGATCCGCAGGGACGATGACCTTGGTGACCTGAGATGTGATCGTGTAGTTCTGCGTCTTCTCCATGCTTGGGACTCGCAGTGTACGCTGGATGCGTGTAATCGCCTGGTCAATAAAGGTGTCAGCCAGGGCGTCATCACAGTCCGTGCGATTTAGTAGGGCCTTAAAGTGCGCCCTGATTTGACCTTTGTTCATATCTTATGACCTTCTCATGATCGCCATGTTGTCGATTAAGTTGGGATACGGACGACCAGCCTTCTTAGCCTTTGCTCTGGCTTTGGCTTTTTGAGCGTCTGTCATCTTCTTGCGTTTTGCTTTGGGCTTAGGGTTGGCTTGGTTCCAAGGTGTCTTTGACATGTTACTTGGATCCCTTTTTGCACTCACCAGCTAGGCGGCATGTGCCTGGTGTTGGGCAACCCTTGCAGGGCTTGAAAGTACCTTTGTCGCTGTACATAAGTCAGATCCTTTTCTCAGTAGCCATGAAGCCATCCAGGTTCTGATCTCTGAGACGTTTGACAATCTCAGGCCCTGTAGCTTCCCATATGTTGAAACCCTCGCGGAGCCACTGCTCAACGACGACGGTTGGTATTGACGCAACACGCATGAACTCGCCTTCGCGCTGGTCTTTAGATGCATTCCGACTGTCTTTAAGATCGTCTAGGAATGACTGTGATATCTCTTGTGTGTGCTTACGGACGACGTCATTGCCTTGCTGTATGAAGTCCGTATTGACGCCTAGTAGATCGACGCCTGTTTTCTTAGTAGTCATGGGTTCCCCTTAGAAAAACAAAAAGAGGGACACCCAAGTCGTCCAGGGTAAGGAGAGCGGAAACCCCAGGACGACGAGGATGCCCCTCATCTGTGTCCTAGGCCCCGTGGGTGGGACCTAGGTATCTTGTGTTTTAGATCTTATGAAAGACCAGTGATCATACCACCGTCAGCATAGTTCATATGCTTCAATGAGTATTCGCCGACGATAAAGTGTTTGTCGGAGTCACCGTTCTTCGCCAAGAGTGTACGTGAGAACGGACGTAGTACGCATGAACGCCACATTGACGGATCAATTAGGAATGCATGTGTAGTCAACTGGTGGCGGTTTAGGACCACTTTGTATTCGCCGTATGGAGACACGTACAGGTCAATCACGTTGACCAGGTTGCGCCCTTGAGCAATCTCACGGTTACGTCCAGACGCCGCTGCAAAGTTTGCAACGATCTGCGCATCCGCTGGTTTGATCATTAGAACTGATGGATCTGAACCGTTGTTGAAGCAGTCTTCACCAAGCTCTAGGACTTTTGCCTCTGTTAGAGCGTCAGTTGCGTTGGCACCAGCGTCGACAGATGTTGAGATCTGTTGTGTCGCTGAGTCCATCTCACGTGCTACTGAGCTTGAGCCAGTCGCCTTCGTGTTGTCGACACCAACATAAGCACGCTCTAGGTCGCGCTTAATTTCTTTTAGTGCCTTACCAAGTTGGTACGCAGTTTCCTTCGCACGACCATATGTCGCAATCGCATCAGCAGTTGCAGACACCTGGAACGCTTTGTGTAGTATCTGGGTGTTGTTTGTACGCTCTACAGCATCTGTAAGAGTTGCCATAGTTGCGTCGGCCCCTTCCACCTGTGCGTTATTCGCGGCGGCAGCTAAGGAATCCTCAAGCCAAGAGAATGTACGAGCAGAGACTTTCTCTGAACGCATCATTGTGAACATTGGCGTGTCTGTCGGCGTAATATCTGAGATAATGTCGCTGACATCCTCTTTCTTACCAACCTGGTCGTAAGTTGTATATGTAGCCATTTTGGTTACATCCTTCTGATTTTAGAGTTGAGTGCTATCGCTCCCAGCGTGACATCAGAGCATCAGCAATATCCTCTAGGTCACCAGCACGGCTTGCGTTTGACCGCAGACGCTTCTGGGCATCACGTTGACGCTGGACACGTATGTCGGCGTCACTCTTTGGTGCCTTCTTCGTCTTTAGTACTTTGCGGGTGCCTTCTTTTGTCTTGATCACTTTGGCCTTCGCTTTCTTTGTTTCCGCTGTGGCCTTTGTCTGATCATAAAGACGTGCCTTGTTGAGGATCATGATGACCGTAGGGTCAACATATTGATCTACTTGTTCCTGGGGTAACCCCTGGCTGACTGCGTATGAACGTATGTTATTGTATAGTTCATCACCCCAGTCGGGCAGTTGCTCACTTAGGACCTTGACGCAATTCTGGGCCGCTTCTTGCACTTGATTTTGTTGTTGTGCTTGGGCGTCCTTGTAGAATGCATCAGCTTCCTCTTTCAGAAACTTGAGATCTTTCTCGGCTTCTTGGGCTTCACGACGTAATGCAGCAAAGTCCTCAGTGGACATCTGTCGACTTGCGACCAGCATGTCTACTTCGGCATATGGCTTCATACGCGCTTCAGCACGCTCCAAGAGCTTTCGATAGCTGATGTCTGCCTTTGCCAAAGCCTCTTCGGCTTCTTTACGCTTGGCAGCTGTTTCTTGAGACTTACGTGTTAACGATGCCTCTTGACCATAGAGACGCTTGAGATCCTTTAAGGATGCCTGTTTGGCTTCACCGTCGACTTGTATTTCAACCAGAGTATCGTCAGACAACTCAACTTCCGTTTCATCATCTTCTTGATCTGTCTCTGGTTCATCCTCGTCTTCAGTGTCATCAGTGTCAGGGTCCTCTTCGGTATCTTCATCTACTTCTTCAAGGTCTTCTTCATCGTCTAGTGTATCTGACGTCTCTTCGTCTGTCTCGCCGACAAGTGAGTCGTCAGTCGCCTCTAGCTCTTCGTTCTCTTCAGATAGGTTCTCACCGTCTGACCAACGATCTAGAATGGCTTCGGAGGCATCAAACATGTCGTCTAATGCCCGTGGTTGAGTAGCTTCTGCTTGGACGTTATTCATGGTCCTTATGCTTCCTCTTCGCTATTGTCGCGCTTTGTTAGCACTTCGTCGCGGATGGCGACTTGTTGCTTTAATGTGTTCACCACGTCTACTAGGGCGCGATAGTGGTAATAAGTGATCGAGCGTTCTTTGTTCTCTTCCGGTTTCGAGTTCACAAAGTTCTGGAACGTCTGTTCCACTAGCTTGTTGACCACATTGTTAAACGCTGGGGACTTGAGTAATACCTCTGCGTCCTCACCGTGCTGAATGAGTTCTTCTTCAGTCATGCTGCTCTCTTTGGTTGGTTGTGGGCCTGGGAGACCCTAAGGTCTACCCAGTTGGTGAAGCGATAGCGCGGACGTCGTCTGCGGTTCTCGCAATCTCTAGTTCGGCCTTGTCGACAAACTGTTTGTGTTCCAGTTGTGCCTCTTTCAAATCCATACTGTCGGACTGAATTGCAAAGCCCTGCTGTGCCTTCATTTGCTCCAGCTGTAGTTTCATCTGGGCAATTTGGGCATCCATTTGAGCCTTCATCTCGGCAACCTGAGTTTGACGCTCTTGCAATTCCATCTGCTTTTGTTGCATCTGCATTGCCATTTGTTGCGCTGGGTCTGGTTGCTGCTCTGGAAGCTCTGTCGGCGGCGTCAGGTAGTCTTTGACATTCTTAATGCCGTTGTACTCCATGACGTGTGACATGAGTTTGTATTGGTTCTCAGGAGTGTACATTGATGCCAGCGTTGGATCCTGAGACATCATGGAATGTAGCGCTAGGTACTTCTGTGCTTCCTGTTCCTGTTCGCCATATCCTAGGTGCATCTCGACAGTCACGTCACGTTTAGACCCCCAGTCACCCGGGCTGACCTCAACGTAATCACCAGCAATCTCGACGATCTTGGCTTGTGGTTCATTCTCGACGACCAGTTGGTAGATCAGCTGATACAGCGGTTTCAGGAAGTTGTTCGCAAAGTTACGCGCAATGATCTTTTGACGTTGCTGAGACATTGTCGCCAGCTGTTCAACCATAGCCGCTGAGTTTTGCTTACTGATAGCATCCTTGTTCAAACCTTGAGATAGACGTGAGACGCCTGTGGTGTCCTCTTTGTCTTCGTCCAGCATCTGGATTGTCTGGAAGATGAACGGGTTCAATGGTGCCTGTACCATCGGACTGATGGCGTCTGGACGTGACACGTTGACGATACCACCGACACGGTTGTCAATCAGTTCGCGTGGGTTCGTAAGACCACCTTTTACCACAGTGTAACGTGGGTTGTTCGTGATCATTGCGTGATCCAGGATAGACCGTGTCAGAACTGTACGTGCAGTCTGGATCGGCATAACCTTTGATCCGAAATTGGAACCAAAGAACGAGTGTGGGATCGGTAGTGGAACAAAGGCGACAAACGGTTTGTACGTGCACTTCTCTTTGTGCAACACCACGTTACCGGCTTTGATTACTTTGTACGTCTCAGCGATTCCAGAGCCATCGAGATCGATGTCGATATATAGCTCATAAACAGTGATACTTCTAACTTGATCTTGGAAACCTTTAGCGTTGAAGCCACGGTCTTGACCAATCTCTTCATGACGTGCCAGGACCTCTGGATCGGTTTCCATTTCAACGTCTTCGTGATCGCCGATTTTAGAAATGAGCTTTTCGTCATACCCTGCCTCGCGTAATTCTGAGATTGTCATGGTCGTGCGGTGACCCAGGAAGCCAACGTCGTCTAAAGACTTAGCTTGTGGCTCAATGACGAACTGTTCAGGTGCAATGGCCTCAATGACCACCTGGCTAGTGTCTTGGAAGACACGTAGGTCACCAGAGTATAGACCAAGTTCATCTTGCTCGACTTCCTCGATCTCTACGTTGTCTTGAGCAACAATCTGATCAAACTCTTCTTCAGTGAGATCTTGGACTGGATCTAGGTAACTGTCTTCACGCTCGTCCCAGTAGACTTTACATAGACCAGCACGTGCAATGAGACCGTCGTGGATGACAGATTGCATAACCTCAAACAGGTTGTTCTGACGGTTTGCCACGTAGTCACAGTAGGCTGTAGCGATCTCAGCGATACGCACGTCCTCACCAGTCTGTGCAGCGAAACGCACGGTCTTGTAGCCTGTACTGAATGTTTCTAGCAGTGCAGCCTTCATGCTTTCAACAGCATCATAGACGTCCATAGAGACATACTTAGAGTTACCGTCGTGCGCTGGGCGTGGGAGTGTCGCATTGTAAAAGTCTATGACTTTGCGGCGTTCCCTAGATATTTGGCTGTCGTAATACCCGATAGATCTACGGATGTTATCATCGAGGATCGTGACGAGTTTATCGTCGTCCACCGCTTTGTAGTCTTTTTTATCCATAGTGATCATACCATTTCAATGTAATAGTCATCTGCACTCTCTATCGGCTCCCAGGCACCTTCGTGCACGTGATTGGCTAATGCCAACGACATGACACAGTCATCAAAGCATCCTGGTTCAGCTTCCATAGATCCGCTCTCAGTCACGACGTATGTGAGCATTTCGCGGATCGTTGTTTTGTCATTGAGTTCTATCTCGTTCTCACGGACAGACGCTCGTAGCTCGTCAATGATTAGAGGCTTAGTTTTTGCTGTCGTACTGAAACCCAATTTGATGGTCTCTTTGTCCGTCAGCTTGTCGACTTGAACCTCAGTGAAGAAGTTCGGGTAGGCCATATCTTTAGCCAACCTGGTGCACGTCAAAAGGCCGTGACCGTTGTTCTCAACAATGATGAACGCAGTGTTGAAGAACTGACCCAGGTGGTGCAACACAGTGGCGTAGTAGTCTGGGTGCACATGGCCTCTCCAAGTGGCAACCTGGCGCTTCTTACTGTCGAGTACCTGGGCAACACTGTAGTCACCACCTCGGACGCCCATAGCGACGTCGGCACCAATGACATACTGTTCACCAGGGTCATGACGACGGTACATCGTCAGTTCACCTCTGAGGTTGTTCAGCCAGTCTTCGCCTTCTAGTGCTAGGCGCTCCTGTACGTCCTGTGTAGTACCCATAGCCTCTTGTAGTTGCTCTGGGTTAAATACGGGTCTACCTGTAGTCAGGAAGGCTTCCTCAGGCTCTGAAGGGTACTCCTGTTTGAACAGGTCGAGCCCGTTCTGTGCAACCTTGCGACGACGGAACATAAGTTGCTCGTCATCGAGGTCATACTTGGACGCAAGCTCTTCCTCGTCTGGGGTGCGCTCGAAGTTTTCTGGGACCGTCTCTCGATACTCTGGGTCGGCAAACCAAGGGATGAACACTGGCACAAAGCCATTAGTTCCCTCGACTGCACCCTTCCAAAGATCATAGAAGATCCCGCTGACACCATTGGCTGTACTCTCGACAAATATAGCGGTGCCTTTAGTATTGGGGACAGCTTGGGTCAGCGAGTTCCAGTTGTCGGCGGCGGTGGTCTTAGACCAGAACGCAAGCTCCGACGCATGAACGTGGGTCAGGGTCTCACCCCGACCAATAGCTTCACCGCCAGCTGTCGCAACGACATAGGAACTATCGAGGACATCAAAAGACAACTCTCGGCGGGATGAATACTTTGTGTGTGGCTTCAGGATCTCAGGGCAGTTCTCATGGTAACGCTTGGTCATGTCGAACAGCGCACGTGTTGAGTCACTGTGGTGGGTAATCACCAGGGCTTTCGCAGCTTTGCGCTGGGAGACGCTGAAGTACAGGTAGCCGCCCACGTAAGTAGACAGGCCCTGTTGTCGAGCCTTCAAGATGATCACTCGGACTTTGCCTTCTGTCTCTAGTTGCTTAGTGACAGCGTCGTTGAGGATCTCTTGGGCTGGTTTCAATTTGAGGGGCGCAATGTCACCCGACTTAGTGCGGATCTTTAGTGCGCCCTTCGCGTAGAAGCTAAAGTCAGTATACAGACGCTTACGGACCTCAGCCAGCTGCTCCTTGGTAGCCATCGTCGGCTTAGTCTTGGTCGTCACCGTCATTGGTATCTAGCAGTGAGCTTAGGAACTCCTCAGCTTTACCGACAGTGATCTCTGACTTAGCGACAGGTTTGACCTTGGTGAAGTCCAAGATCAATTTGGCTGCTTGAAGACGATCACGGTTGTGTACGGGTGTACGCATGATTTCCACTGCGGTTTCGAGTGCTTCCTCTGCGCGTGGGTCTTCGATGTCATACTCTTTCTTCATGATACTTACCGCCCTTTTGGCGTCCTCTTTTGCCTTGTCGACGACTGGCTTGATGGTTTCCTTACTGTGACCGTCTGGAACTCCGAGGGGTCTTCCCCCCTTGTTCTTTCGGTTCTTTAGCATTTCGCGGAACTTTGCCCGTCCCTCGGGTGTCGTGTGTTGCAGTGCCAGAGGGTTTTTGTGTGCTGGTCTGGCTCGACCTGGCATTAACTTTGGCTTTGCTGGTTTCTTCTTTCGAGGTTCGTTTGGCGGGTGACCCATCTGTCGTCTCCACTAGTTTGTTTATGATAGACAGTGTCTCTGGACATTGTTTGCAGAACACTGGTGCTGGGATCGCTGATGCAACCTCACGCAACACAGTGTCCTGTTGTGCTTTGGTTAGGAGCTTTGATGACTTGACGACATCAATAGCCTCTAGGATTGGAACCAGGTCCAATGCAGTCTTTAACATTTTGCTCTCCTTGGGGGTCTTAGGCTTGTGACAACATGCCTGGTGCCATTGGCGCGTTTAGTGCGCCTGGTGGCATCTGTTGTTGCTGTTGTCTCTCGCGCTCGTCGTCTTCTTCACGCTGTGCCATCATTGCTGCGACGACAGCCGCGACGACTGCTAAGGGGTGACTAAAGAACTGAATCTTTGGATCTTTGGCTTTGTTAAACTCAGATCTGATCAATGCAGATGTCTTTGGCATCACTTTCTTAGCTAGTTTTGGGTTCATCAGATAGACCCAGACTGGATCAACCGCTGTTTCACGGATGTTTTCCATGTATTCAGCGTAATCACTTAACTGCTGTTTGTATGTGAACAGTTCTGATTCACTTGCGCCTTCTGCCTTTGCTCTGTCGTGGAACTGTATCAGCTTCCGTACATTACGAACTGCAACACGCTCTTCAGGTTTGTTAGTTGTAAAAGCATCTAAGTTAACCTGTATGTTTGCAATCTCTTCCAAAATAGCATCACGCTGTTTCTGGTTAGATTTCATGACAAGTGGTAACAAAGCTGACCCAGCAAACGAACCTGGTGATACACTGTCATTTGTACGACTGACAGGGTTAGCAAATGACTCACCCTTCGACTGTAGTCCACCGTCCATGTTACCTAGGGTCAGGCCATGTGATATCTCATGTAAGAGATACATCAGTGCCTCTGTGTCACTAACCTTTGAACCATCAAACTTCTTTGCGCCTGGGTTCAATGCAAACACTAGCCCCTCAAAGCCTTTTGCCTTTGGACTGACATAGAACTTATTAAATGGATCTAGTTTTGTGCCTCTGTAAAAGATTGCAGCCGTATTACCAGCACCAGGGAGACCTTGCCTGTTGATCTCTTTATTAAGGGCTTCCATTGAGTCAAATAGACGTACTGTCTGACCCATCGCCTTCGCAAGCTCTAGTGCAGCTTGGACGTCCTGAATACCATTTTCAAACTCACCGCCCTTTTTGCCAACTTGGTAAGCTGGACGATGACGGGCTATTGCTTGCTTAATACGCCCGAGCGTTGTGAGGGATAGAGGGCCGCGAGGCTGGGATCCTGTTGTGTCTCCGCTGCCAGCTGGGCTTTCAGTTCCTCTTGAGAGGGCTGGGAAGAGGGCTGGCTCTCCGCTAGGGGCATCAAGGGTGCGTCCATCGGGAACTGTTGGACCTTGCTGTAGTTCCGCATTAGCTGTTCGAATTTGCTTCCCATGTTCTTTTGCCTTTTCTGCTAGTGCATCTAGGTTGACGCCTTCACGTGTATACCAAGGTGCATTTCCGCTTTCAGTTACCTTGAACTTGGTTGGTACAACTTTGTTCTTTGGCTTCTTGATGTCCTCTAGGAACTTCTGGAAGTCAGGAACGGTAAACTTGAACTCACCATGACCAGGTACTTCATATGTAAACATTGGCACGCCGTTTTCAACACCGTAGCGTGCACCATAGGCATATGCACCATATTCACCTTCTTTGGCTGTTACCCCTTCGAGCGGGTTTGGGTCACCTTTTGCACGTTTCAGTATTGCGTCAATTGTACCGTGAGATGCCTCTTGCTGAGACGATGCTACCCAGGTTTCCCAGTGGTATCGTCCCACAGATGCTGCATCTGGTCGACCTACGTCGCTATAGATTTGCGATAGGCGGTTCTGTAGTGACTTCTCCATTGCTTCGTAGACAAGAAGCCCACGTGCACCATATGTCAGGCTAGACAGGGCAGATCCTGTGACAGGTTTGCCATCTGATTTGTATCCGTCATACAAGTTAATACCTGAGAAACGCCCGTCGTTCCACATTTGACGCATCTGTACGCGGTCTAGAACCATAACGTCGTCATAGCCAGCAACTAGAAGTGTAAAAGACACAACCTTGTTGTCGATACCGACGCCCTCACCCATACGTAAGAACTCACGACGGACTTCTTTACCTGTGGTGTTAGGATCTGACATCATGTCATGGATTACCTGAAGGCGGGAACGTCCATCGCCCTTACCAGCGTCCTGAGACATCTTCATTAAGAAGGTATTACCAAACGCATTTAGGTTGTGAGTGGCACCCGCACCTGGTTGGCCTGAGCCTTTTGGCGCAGCTGACTTAGCCCACTTCTCGTAGTCTTTGATGTTGTCAGTAAGTGACCCACGGTTAGACTTACCAGCCGCCATGCGGATCCATTCTTCGATACCGTTGAAGGAGTCCATAAAGAGACCTTCTTGAGTGTACGGGCTTACGCCGCGCGATAGGAATGACCACAAGAACAAACGCCCTGTGTCTTCAATACCAATTTCACCATTTGTGTATGCTTGACGAAACTCGGCTGCATTACGGAAACCGTGATCGGCATCTGCAATTTGCCCTGGTGTCAATGTAGACAGTAGTTCTTGTGCACCGCCGTTGTTCAAGTCTTCGATGAACCCATGTGGCTGCACTGGCACGTCTTTTGTCGCCATTGCGTCACCCAACATGGATGCCCATGCTTCAGATGACCCTGCGGGATCTTCATGACGCGCTAGTACCTCATCGATGCCGTCAATCTGGCGTGATGCGTTCTTATTGTTTGTGCCAGCGAGGACTAAAGGTTTACCTTCACGCGCAGTAGGTGCCTCAACACGTAGGTGCGGCAGTAGGCCATGATTAGTCTGGCCTTCAGGTGCCTTTATCTGTTGGTGAACAACAGGTGTAGGAGCCGATAGAGCCGCTGTCTGTACCGTAGTAGGCGCAGGGATGTCTGGATTGATCGCCTGATCAAACTCAGGCATCGCGGGTGGTGTACGGTTAGCCTGTTGACGTGTCACACGATCCACATACGGTTTCACGTACGCATCAATGGCTTCCTGGGGTACACCAGCCTCTTCTAGCTTCTGCACTTGTTCCTGTGCGGCTGCTACTGGGTCTGAGCCTAGGTTGTTCGCTAGAACATCCAGAGATGTAATCAGACGTCCCTTTTGTACACGGTTCAACTCAGGATCTGTAGTAACACCCTCGACTAACTCAGCGTTCATCGCCTGGTTGGCCTCGATGCCACGGTTGTAGTTTTCCTGGGTTGTGAACTGTGGGCCAAACGTCTGAGCTTGCACTGGGTTGGCTTCAGTCGTGCTGATGGCTGGCGGCTGGCCTGGTGCAACTGGGTCTGCCAGCATTGGGTTGCTCAATGAGTTCGGTGGGCGAACCATTGGGACATACTCTGGGTTCTCTTGTTGGAACTGACGTACCGCACGGATCAGTGGACTTAGATCCTCAATACGACCACCTGTGGCAACACTCTGCTCATACTCTTGGATCGCACGGGTCAGCGCAGGGTTGTCATTGCGTCCCTTCAGTACACGTAAGATACGGGCGACACCATCACGTGACAGCCCTGTGGCATCTTCCATAGTGAACTGTGGACTGCCTGGAGTTGCAGGGGCGTCCTGTTGTGCCAGCTGTAGGTTCAACTCACGCTGCTCTGCCTCACGTGCAGTGCGTAGTGCCTCTTCACGCTGCTTTGCGTCTTCATCGGCCTTCAGCTGCGCTGCGGCTGAATCACGTAATGACGGTGCAGTAGGTTGCTGTAGACCAGGAGTTTCTACGTTGCGACGTACAAACTTGTCGATCTGACTGTAATTGCCTGTTAGTTTGTCAATTGCTCGACCACCCTGCGAGGCTGCTGCCTGGCCCAAGAGGCTAAGACCACCAGTTTGAAGGGCTGCACCACCAGTTAACAGTGGACGTAATAGGCGTTCCGTGGCGACAGCACCTTTATCGTAACCAACCTTGCTTCCAAAGATGGAAAACTGGTCTGTGAATGCTGAAAGACCGCCCTGGTAACCACTGTTGTGCAACTCAGTTAGCTGATTCAACTGTAGGATCAAATTGACGGCTTCTTGGCCTTCTCTTGTGTCCCCTGCTAGTGATATCAGAGCGTCTAGCTCCTGTTTACCGACAAGATTCTTGGTTTTGTTACGGCCTTCACGATATGCAGCCTGAGCAAGGATCTTTTCTGACACACTTTCAAACGTATCTGCCTGGTTTGGCTTCACGCGGGACTTCATGTCAGCAAATCGCTGCTTTAATGCTTCGGTAAGCTGTACGTGGGCTGTGTCAACGACAGCACGGGCACCTGTAGCCGACGTTTTGTCGACGTCTTTCAGGTTCCAATCAGGGTTTGCGTCTGTGATAGCTTTAAATGTACGCGCTAGGTCGCCAGCTGCCTGTCTTTGTGTGTCATTTAGGATGTCTGGGTCTTTAAGTGTGCCATTCTTAGTGTATAGAATAGCGGCTTCGCCTGGTGTTGTAGCAAGTTCTGCTACGGCCTCTAGTGCAACTTCTTTGGCTGACGTGATTTCACCATCTAGGGCAACCTGTGATGCAGCCTCACCCGCACCACCTGTGAAAGCCTGTTTACCACCTTGCAGTAGTATACCACCGCCACCTTTCATGCCGATAGCTTCAAATGCACTAATGATGGCTGCTTTTGTCAGACCACGTTTCTGGGCTTCAGCCATAATGTTGCCATTGTCGATGGCCTCACGGATAGCCTGGGGATCTGACACATCGATGTCTTGGTCACGTAGGAAACTCATGACCTCACCACCGTATTCACGAGGTGTTGATGCAGCAATCATGATACCCGCGCCCAACAGTGGGTTACCTGTTACGACAGATGTACCTATACCAGCTGCCATTGCTGGACCAGTCTCGGCTGCGGTCTCACCAATGAACGCAAGTGCAGCCATAGGATCTTTGAATGACTTACGCGCCCAATCCATGACGCCCTCGGCATCCTGGAAGTCCTGTGCTCCGCGCTGGGCTGTTGGGGACATTGGAAGTGCGACACGGTCAGCCTCAAGTTCTGACGCACGTGTAAGGGCATCCTGGCCTGTCTCACGTACAGTATCAAACTTACCGCCTGGTGCACGGTAGTCGGACTTTGCAGCCTCTGCACCGCCGACCATCGCTTTTAACTTAGCTACATTCTGTGGCCCTAGGTCAAAGTCACGGTCTAGACTATCAAACCAGCGATTAAGTTCTTCTTCGTTTCTTACACTACCTAAAGCTCGGAGTGTACCATCGCGCTCCATCATTGCTAGAGCATCCTTAGGTACAACAATGCCTAAAGCACGTTTGATTGTCGTCAATCTATCGACATCCATGCTTTCCAAGGTGTTTGCAGCGTTGGTTGCAATACCCGCTTGAATACCCTGCTTTGTACCAATGACACCACGCTGGAAAGCGCGACTGACACCAGTGCCTGGGGGATTTACTGGGGCTTGTGCTTGGCGAGGCCCTGCGGCTTGTAGCATCTGGAAAGCCCGAGCGACTTTGTCAAACTCTGGGGTACCCTTCTTGTCCTTGTTTTGGACAAGCCAGTTTGCATAGGCTGTCAAGTTATCTTGAGCCATAGAGAACCTCTAAATGTAGGAAGTATTAGGTGCCGTCAGGCGTGTTACCGTTGACGATAGAGTTAGCTTCATCGATCACTGACTGATCAACTGTACTTGTGTTTGGATCAGCTAAGTCAGCATCGAGAGGTGCATCAGGATCAACCTGAATACCATTCTGAAGTCTATTGAGGATCTTCTTCTGTAGTAGCAGCTGACGGTCCAACCATGCTTTCCAGACAACGTCGTTACTGTCTAGGGTCGGAGCCTGTGATGCAAATAGTTGCATTTCGGCATTAGAGATAGCACCCTTGGTTTGGGCTACACGCTGCATAACGCTGTCTAGACGTACTTCCTGCAAGAATAGACGTTTTGCTTCGTCCTCGTTGCCGACAGCGCGTCCTGTCAGGCGACTTGCAATAGCTGCCCAGTTAAAACCAGTCAAACTACTGTCTGGGTCCTGTGTGAACATGTCGCGAGCAGACTGAAGTTTAGCAATAGCTGAACGGACCTCACCAATGGCCTCTGGATCCCCAGATCCACCAACAGAGCCGCCTGAGTTCATCTTACGCATCAGATCCTGACGACGCTGGTCTTCCAGCATCCGCGCCTGTTCAATTTGCATACGCTCCATGTCAGCCTGGCGGTTGTAGTCCTGGATGTCGCCGTAGGTACTACCCATGGCATTTAAGACACCTAGTGCGCCATTGTTTGCAGACTGACCAAGACCAGATGTTCCAACGCGGATCAATGCCTCGTTCATACCAATACGATTATCTGGGATCATAGGCATACGAGAGGATCCACGCGCGTTACCTGTAGCGCCTTGGAGAACTGGTTGAGACTGGGGCTGACCCTGTGATAATACAGGTTGCCCTGGGGCAGCTGGGGTGCGCCCTAGTAGCATATCGATAATATTAGCCATTACTTAAAGAACCCCCCAATGAAATTGCCGATCTGGGGACCATAGTCACCACCAAATCCAAAGCCAGCTTTAGCACCGGCAAGTGTTTCCATCATTGGATTGACTTTGTTGGCCTCGTAGTTCCCTTTGATCTGGTTGCCAGTCAGGAAGCCCATGTAGTCTTTACCAAGGTTGTAGTCATAGTTGTTCAAGTAATCGAACTGTGCACGATCAGCGTCTAATGCAGCCTGATCGTAACCCTGTTGATTAGCACCAGCACCTAGCGCCATGTTGCCGCCAGATGTCGCTACGTTAGCACCTGTAGTAAACGCATTGCCTAACGTGTTGTTAGCTGCGCTTGCACCACGTAGAGCATCCATAGATTGACCAAACTGTGTGTTACTCTGGTTTAAACTTGCGTTGCGTAGGCTGTTGAAGACATCAGATCTGACGTCAGCCATGCGGTCATCATATGCACGGTTAGCCAGGGCGTCAGCGACACCAGCGCGGCTAGAGTTTACGTTGCCGGATCCTGATGCCATTTTGTTGATGCCAGGGAGTGTCTGCTCGTTCAACTGGCGTGTGCTGTCGCGCATCATGGCTTGAACGATAGGGTTCATGTTGTCCATCGCGTAGTCTGTCGCCTGGGACATCATGTCAGGGCGGTTGACCATACCTGAGTATTGACCGAAAAGACTATTAGCGTTGTTTGCGAAGCCACCAGCCTGGTTCATCAGGTTCTGACCGATGCCCATGTTTGCAGTGCCCATGTCGTACAGAGCAGTGTTTGCTGTGGTCTGCATGTCGTTTGGACCAGCGTAGAAGCTGCCTTGGTAGGGTCCAGTTTCCAACATGTTCTTGTAGGTATCAGTGACACTCTGCATGTTGTCCTTAATGAAAGGCATCGCTGCGTTCATGTACTGGTTGTTCTGCTCGTTCATGCGCTCTTGAGCGGCACGGTCAGCTTTTGCACCTTTGTTGGCAAGTAAGCCGCCAGCGACAGCACCAATGATTTGGCCCCACATAGGCTTCTCCAATCGTTATTTGTTTTTGTTATACCTGGACCCAGGTGGATCCGTTGTAGACAACCAGTCCACTGAAACCATTACCTAGTGGGTTCCAGGGGGACACGGCGTAGCGCACCATGCCCTTCTTTGGTTTGTCTGGGGGATTGTCTGACACCTGAATAGTACCCTCAATCACACTCTTGACCGCATTCTCGATAGCCTGGAGTTCCTGTGCTAGGTAGACAATCAGACTGGCCTCTAGGGAAGGCACAGGGCGCCGTGTGTATGTGTTGAGTGTTACGTCGGTTACTTCATTCGTCGCCATGTCTAACGTCTCCCCGTCGCTATTACATCAAAGTCAAAACCAGAGACGGTGAAGTCCTTGATGTCTGACGTCTCAATCTTGTAGCTGAGGTATCGACCAGCGGATCTGGAGTCGATCTTGTACTCTGTGTCACTGTCGAAGGTATACGTCGTGTCGTATGTGGGGACCTCAGTCGCAATGTCAGCTGCACCCATAGCAACATCAAATGTCTTATCTGATGCAACTGTAGAGAACTGAGGGACCATCTTTCTGATGTTCTTGTAGCCTGTTAGAGGCAGCTGGATTTCGTCTAGATCAATTCCCACGCGCTCTAGGCGTATGCCTTTTGTTGCATTGAGATCCAGAGGCTCAGACAGCGCTGAGTTCTCGTCGATGCCATCGAGGCCATAGAGCTTGTGGTCGCTTAGGTTATCCGTAGTGGACTGTTGGCCTAGCATTAGGACGTGACGTGTGAAACCAGCGTCCTGTGCGGCGTAGGTACCACCAGCTGTGTCATAGGTTAGCGTGGTGCTATCATAGGATGCCACTGTGTCGACGTTGGCACTTGTGCCTGAGTAGACGTTAGGGAGATCCAAGAAGGACCAGGTGTTGTTTCTGTAGTTGTAGACAGCTGCTCGGTTACACCCGTCGCCATCTGTGAACTCTACCATGTCGTCGCTGCTCTTGTAGCAGAAGTAGATCTCTTCACGTGCCTGGTCGAACTGTACGAAACACCTGTCGAACTTACTGGTGTCGATACTGGAGAAGACAAAGTCTTTGATACGACCGTCAACGATGGACTGGCGGGTGACACCATCGGTCACATAGATGTCCTTCTGGTCAAACACGTAGTGCTTACCCTCGACTTCCACGATGCAGTTCTGGTTGATGACACCAGCATCATTAAAGAGCTTACGGAAGTTGAATATGAAGGTGCCACCAACGAACTCCATAAGCCAAACCTGGTCACTAGAGTAGATCAGGAAGTTAGAACCGAGGGTCTGACCATCAATGATTGGTGTGTTCATCTGTGCTAGGTCGTTGAACCCAGCGCTCTTGGTGACATCTGTCTCGTCCCAGGTGCTGGGGGCGTTGTTAGCTAGAGCA